AATTGATTATATTGACTACACTTTACAATATTGATACTAAAGGTAATGCACGCCATTGGACTATTATGGTTGATGGTAATAAGTATTACAGTGAATCTGGTCTTGTTGGTTCCCAATATAAAACTACTCAAACTAAACCGAAGGTTGCAAAGGAGAAAAATGTAGGTAAGACCAATTATGTTTCTGCAAAAGATCAAGCCTATCTGGAAGCAAAAAGAAAATGGGATGAAAGATATGAGAAAGGACATCGAACAACAATTGAGGAAGCTCGTTCAGTTGTTAGTTCATTTTTCAAACCAATGTTGGCAGAAAAATATTCTGATAAATTGACTGATGGTAATTGGCCTGTGATGGTTCAGCCCAAGTTAGATGGTATTCGTTGTATCATTCGTAGGGAAGGTGATGATCTAGTTGCACGATCCAGAAATGGAAAAGTGTTTGACACACTTGAGTACCTACTGACTGAACTCAACGGTTTGTTCCAGAGATACCCGTTTCTAGTGTTGGATGGTGAGCTTTATAACCATGACTACAAGGATAATTTTAATAAGATTATATCTTTGGTTAGAAAGAAGAAGCCAGACAACCCTACCGAGAAATGGGATGAAACCTTAAAAGAGGCTCAAGATAGTATCCAGTATTGGGTCTATGATATACCACATATCTACGGCCCTCAAGATATGGATACTCTTTACCATGAAAGGACGTTTGGTTTTATCTATGACGCGATGGAGATTTACCATTGGCCGGATTGTCTCTACTATGTTTCTAACAAGTGGTGTCCTAATCATGATATGGTACAGCAGGCTCATAAGGAATATATAAATGCTGGGTTTGAAGGTTCTATGGTTAGGATAAATAAGGGGTATGAGAATGGACGTTCTAAGTCTCTTTTGAAGTTTAAAGAATTTAGTGATGCTGAGTATTTGGTAATAGGAATTGATGAAGGTGAAGGTAATCGTTCAGGTACTGCTAAGCATCTTGTCTGTCAGGATTTAGAAACGGGTAAACAGTTCAATAGTAATATCAAGGGAACATTTGAGTGGTACAAAGAACTACTTGATAATAAAGATAATTATATAGGTAAGTTAGTTACAGTTCAGTATGCTAATTTAACACCAGACGGAATACCACGTTTTCCGTTTGCAATTGCGTTTAGGGATTATGAATGATGGAAGTAACTTTAATTGATAAGATGGGTACGGACTTAACCGTAGTCAATGCAGCGAGGGTGAGTTTTGGAAAAAAGAAAAAGAAGTTTACAGATGGTGATGCTAGACTTATTAGCTATCTCGCTAGGCACAATCATTGGACTCCTTTCGGCCACTGCTCTTTACAGTTTCACATCGTGGCTCCAGTATTTGTTGCTAGACAACTAGTTAAGCATCAAGTAGGTTTGGTTTGGAATGAGATCAGTCGTAGGTATGTAGATTCTACTCCAGAGTGCTATGAGCCAGAACGATGGAGACTTAAAGCTGAGGATAAGAAACAGGGTAGTTCAGAGCAGATCTATTATAATGAGGTAGTAACCAAAGATGCATATGATGAAAGCATTCCTAGCCCAGGCGGTAATCCTTATGAGATGCCGGGATATAAGTCTCTATGTAATCAGGCAATCAGTGAATATGACCAGATGATTAAACTTGGTATTTGTCCAGAACAGGCACGTATGGTCTTACCACAGTCAATGATGACAGAGTGGTATTGGTCTGGTACATTGATGGCTTTCGCAAGAGTCTGTAATCTTCGTTGTAAACCTGATACACAGAAAGAGACAAGGATAGTTGCAAATCAAATAGACCTATTAACTAGTGATCTGTTTCCAGTTTCATGGGAGGCATTGAGGAAATAGTGCAAAGGGATTTGTTGATGGATCAATTAGAACTTTCTTTTCTCATGAGGAAACGTAGAGAAGAATATATTATTGATTTGGAGGATCGTATAAAAAAGTACAAGAAAAAGACAAAAAAACTTAAAAAGAAAATTAGGAAACTTTCTAAGAAAAAGGGTGTTTAAATATGGTCAAAAATATAAATAAGGTTATTGATGGCTAGACATCATTCAAAATATGTTAGCCATCAAGATGTTATTCAAAAATGTCTATCAACTTATTATGGAGAACTTTTTCAGAACATGCCATTTACTTGGTATGTAGATCGTGTACATGAAAGTGTTGGTAGAAAAATGGGTGTTAAAGTAACTCGCGAAGAAGTTATAAAAACTTTAGCACATTTCTTAGAAGGAAAAGTGGATTTTTGCCCACATTGTTTAAAATAAAAAGGAGAAAGATGAAATTTAATTTTTTTAGCGAAGATGACGATGTTCCCCTACCTAAATATATAGTAAGGCGTGAAAGCATTGGTTATAGTTCAAGAAAAGTTTGGACTGTTCGTGAAAGAAATGGTGAAAATAAATTAGTAACTGTTATGAGGAGTAAGAATGAAGCTACAGGATGGATTGAAAGACAGTGTTCACATATTGGTAATAGGAGACATTATTGTTGATAGGTATATTACAGGTACTAGTACAAAAATGTCTTTTGAGGCTCCAGTTCCTATATTGGATTATAAGAATGAGGAATTGAGGTTGGGTGGTGCTGGAAATGTTGCACTTAATCTTAAGTATTTAGATTCTTCATGTAAGGTATCTTTGATGGGTGTTGTTGGTGATGATTATCATGGCCAATGGGTGGTAGATGAATTAGAAAATTATGATATAGATAATTACTTTATTCATGTTGATGATTCTGATATAACTAATTGTAAAACTAGGTATATTACTGGAACATCTCAAATGATGCGTCTTGATAAATCTCCGCAAAAAACTTATCATAATCTTGAAAGTATAGTATTAGCTTGTGATAATATTAAGTTTGATATGATAATTGTTTCAGATTATGATTATGGGGTCTTAAATAAAGATTCTATTGAATCACTGAAACAATCTGCAAAATGTCCAATCATAGTAGATCCAAAACTTAAAAATTTCTGGGATTATAGTGGTGTTTATTGTATTAAGCCTAATCGTAGAGAGATTACTGAGGCATTATATTATAAACTTCGTAAGAGAACAGTTGACCATAATGATATTGATTCATCTCTTGATAGTTTAATTTATGAAATGAATAAATATCATAAATCTCAATATATTGTAGTTACAGATGGTGATAGGGGTATGTGTTGGTATGATTCTGAGGATTCATCTTATTCGTATCTCAAAGGAATTCCTGCAAAATTGGTTGATGTTACTGGTGCAGGAGATACTGTAATTTCCACATTGGGGTATTCGTTGGCTAAAGGATATTCTTTTGAAAAGTCTTTGAAATATTCTAACATAGCTGCTTCAAGATCTGTTGAACAGTTGGGTTGTGGGTATGTTGATTTTTCGGGTATTCTTTCAGAAATTAAGGGAACTTATAGTAAGGAAGGTGAGTTATGGCATCAACAAGAATTGGAGAATATTCGAGTCTGATTTATTCAATTAGACAGAACAATAATTACCATAAAATTAAAAAAGTTAAAAAAACTTTAAAGGCGAATAAGGAGCAAGATCATGGCGAGAAGAAGGGGAAGTTTAGGAAGTAGATTAGGTTTAGGTAATTTGGTTGATAATGTCATTGAAAAAATCATGGAACAATTCTTAGAGGAAGGTAGTGATTTAATTGAATTGATTCTTGATAGAATTAAAGAGAGTGATTTGATTGATGGTATTATTGAGGAAGTTACTGAGTCAGTTATTGAAGAAATAATAGAAGCTCTTACAGGTAGAGAGGCTGATATTGAATTGGGGGATGATGACGATGATGGTGATTGGGATGATGAAGATGAAGAACGTGTTCTTGATATGAGAACAGATGTTTTAGATGATGATGAGTTTGGAATAGAATAATGCCATTATACGATTATAAATGCAAGACATGTAACCATACATGGGAAGAACAACAGACTATTGAGTCTCGTAATGTTCCGAGATACAATCCGTGCCCTGAATGCGGTACTTCTGATAATATTATTTTATTAATTGGTAAACCTTCGATTGGTGATGTAGTTAGAATGGGTATTAAGAAACCAGATAATCATGTAGTTGATAGACTTAAAGAGGTGCAGAAAACTATGCCAAATGCTAATATAAAATCTAGGTATATATAGGGAGTTATGATGGCAAACTTAGAAACTTTTGATGAAATTATAGAGGTGGTGCTCGAGCATGAAGGTGGATATGTTGATGATCCTGATGATCGTGGCGGAGCCACAAATTGGGGCGTTACTCAGGCAGTTTACGAGAATTTTGTTGGATATAAATGCGATAAAGAAGAAATAAAGAATATGGATGAGGAGACTGCAAAAGAGATTTATCATGAGAAGTTTTGGAAACCTTCTCGGGCTGATAAGTTACCTGCAGAAGTAAGAGAAACTTATTTTGATATGGTGGTAAATCATGGCCAGGGTGGGGCAGTTAAAATTCTTCAGCAGGCCTGTAACAATAAACGTAAACCAGAGAATTATATTGATGTAGATGGTGGTATCGGCCCAAATACAATTCGAGCTGCAAAAAATCTTAAAAACTGGGAACTTCAGGTTGAGCGTTCTGGTTATTATTGGAATTTAGTATTTAAGGGGTCTAAGTATACTCAACGTACTAGTCAAGTAAAATTTATTCGTGGGTGGATTCGTAGGTGTTTCAAACTTTAAAAGACAGTAAAAAATTTAATATAGATTTGATGAGTTTAGATTTGCCAGAATTAGATCGTTATACGTATCGGTTTGATGATGGCAAAACTGAACGCTATTATAGGTTAGATGATAATCATTATTTTGCATCAGTAACTACAATGATGGGAGAATGGCCATCTAAGAAAAAGTTTTTAGCAGATTGGAGAAAAAGAGTAGGGGATAAAGAAGCTGATCGTAAAATGAATAAAGGTGGTAATCGTGGAACTAGGATGCATGAAATATGTGAAAGGTATTTGATGAATGATCCAAATCCATATAAGGGAGAGTTTCCCGATTCCATAGAATTATTTCGTATGGTTCAACCTGTCTTAAATGAGAGAATAGATAACATTAGAGCTGTTGAAGCTAGGTTGTTCTCTAAAAAACTTTTGTTGGCAGGAACAGTTGATTTGATTGCAGATTTTGATGGGGAGTTATCTATTATAGATTTTAAGAGTGCACATAACAATCCGAGTGAAGGTGTTTTAGAGAGTCATGCAATTCAGATGTGTGCGTATTCTGTTATGTGGGAAGAATTAACTGGTATAGATATCGAAAGAATGGTCAATATATATGCAGTCAATAGTGGTCAATACAGTACTGCAGATAGATTTTCGTTTGGTTCTAAGTGTAATGTCATTAGTAAAACTGAATGGCTACCTAAGTTATATCAAGCAAGATATGAATATGAGAAGGCCAAGTCATTGAGAAAAATAGTTAGTAAACAATTGGAGTAGGGATAATGTCAGATGAATACATGGAAAATAGAGTTGACGAAACACATAAGGCCGAGTGGCATAATTATGCAGGTCTTGGAAGTCTTATTTCTATTATACTGCCTGTATTGTCTGAGTTTGAAGGAGTTGGAGAAGAATTTATAATGGGTGTTGGTGGGGCTTCAGCTGCATCGGTATTTGTTATTATGATGAAAATAGGTAGGGTTACTGCTTGTGTTGGTGATTTACATCAGGAACAGGATGTTAGAAACCAAGAAGCTGAAGAAGAAAATAAAGAGCGTCTTAGAATGGAAAAACAAAGACGCAAAGATTCGGATTATCTAAACGATCCGATAGGATGGGAATAATGATGACGTACTTAGTTACAGGTTCTAATGGAATGATTGGTAGTCAAATATATAAGGAATTGAGGCGTATGGGTTGGAATACTCATAGTCTTAATACATCTGAAATAGATGAATGTAATACTCAGAAAGATTTACAGAGTTTGATTACTAGTAAAATTAGATCAGTTAATGGGGTGTTTCATGTTGGAGCTATAGCAGATACTAGTGATTTTAGTGCAGATGTGTTATACTATAATTATCATATTACTAAATTGATTATTAATTCTTGTTCTCATTGGAATGTTCCTTTAATATTTTCTTCCACACAAATGGTTAAGGGTAGAAGTGAGGTTGGGTATCCAGAAAATATCTATGGGTGGTCAAAGGTTATGTGTGAAGATTATGGTTTAGCAAAAGCTCCGTATATATTACCTTTTATTGCTCTTAGGTATACAAATGTATATGGGCCGGGTGAAGAAGCTAAGGGTAGAAATGCTTCTCTTGCATATCAGGGTTGGTTATCTAAAAGGATAGATTTATGGGATGCTAAAAGAGATTTTGTGTATGTTAAGGATGTAGTTAGTGCCAATATCTATGCAATGAATAATATTAAAACTTCGGGAACTTATTGGGTTGCTTCTGGAGAAACACGTTCAGTGATGGATTTGGTTGGTAATATGGGAGATGATATAACTATTGGTACAAAGAGTGAAAATTCTGCACCGCCATGGTTTCAGTGGGAAACTTCATGTGATCCTAATAGGTTTATGTCGGGGTGGACACCTAAATATACTATTGAGAGTGGAACTGCAGATTATTTAAATTATTTAAAAAATAATTGAAATTGGCCTTGACTTTTGCTACTGTAATATGGTATAATATGTATTGTAATAAGGGAGAGAAAAAATGATTCGTTTAAGAGTTTCGACATTAAATCCAAAATTTGAAGTTGAAATTGAAACTGATGATAAGGACTTTAAGAAGGTTAAGAAATTGTTGGATCATGTAATTGAGAAGTTGGGGAGTAATGATAGTTCAACTATTAGTGTTTCGCCACCATCTTTACCTCTTAGTGTTCCTACTGATTTTAGCATTAAAATAGATGATGGAGAGAAATTAAATACTCATATGGACTTATAGATGGAAGAAATATTTGGAATTGTTTTATCAGTTTCATTTAGTATTGCATATGTTCCTCAGATAGTTAAAATGGTTTCGAGAAAAAGTTCCAGTGATGTTAGTTTAATTATGTTGTTAGTTAATGGTTTAGGATATGGTTCGGGGGTTGTTTATGTTGTGATGAAAGAGCTAGATGCATTCTGGCTCAAATTTAATTATATAGCAGGGTTTGTAATGACAATTTTTTGTATTGGTATATGGATGTTATATAAAGAAAAAGGAGAAGTCAAATGACTAATGCCTATGGGTTACGTAAGACAAGTGGGGTAGATTATTATCATGTCTATCAGGAAGTTCAATCAGCTAAACAAGCTGCTCGTTTAAATATGAAAGTTGAGTTAGCTACTCATGAAAGGGAAAAACATCAAGAGTCTGTTCAGCAAACTCAGTCTAGTTCTAAACCTGGCGTGGGTTCTAATTTAGACATAAGTGTATAGTAAAGGAAAATGAGAGAGGTAAATTGTATGTTAAGTGGTTTGACAGCTAAAACGTTGGGTCGGTATCAGGAAGCTACTAAGATGGTCGAAAAGACTATGGAAAATTTGGCATCTGGTACAGCGGAGTTAAGTTCTGCAGAACAAGTAAAGGTTGGACGTATGAATAATACAATCCATACTTTACAGACGGCTCATAAAGTTGTCAAGCAGAATCAAGATTTATTACAGACTGCAGTAGCTGGAATTGATTCAATTAAAGCTGTTGTGGTTAAGATGAAAGAAGTTGCAACTCAGGCACAAGACGATCAATTGACTTCAGATGCAAGAGCTGCTTTGGTTACAGAATATAACGAGTTAATGAAAGAAGTCCAATATGTTGCAAGTAATACTCAATATGATGGTACTGAATTGATTGATGGTTCTTTTGGAACTAAGAGTATTACCATTGATGGTGTTAATTCAGATCAGGTAGTTGATATGACCATTGGTGATTTGACTTCGGGTGGATTGGGTATCGGGGCATATACTTATGTTCTTGATGCAAACAGTCCAATCTTAGGTCAGGCTAAGGATGGTGGTGGAGTATATCAAGTTGGTGATGAGATAAGTGTTCCAGAATCATCTTTAGACTCTGTTGAGAATGCAGAGATTGCTGTTTCTCGTTTGGAAGATGCTATTGAAAGTTTGGATGTAGAACGTTCTGTTCAGTTATCTAAAGTTGAAAGGTTTGATTTTACCATTGCTCATATGGAAAGGATGATTGGTATTAATGAAGAAGCAGTTGCAACAATTACTGATTTTGATGAAGCTGCAGAGATGGCTAAACTAACTAATTACAGGATCGAACAACAAACTGCAATTGCATTAATGAGTCAAGCTCAACAATTGTCTGCTAATGTTCTTCAGTTGTTACAAGGCTAATGAAATATTATCCGATACCTAGTGCTGTTTATTATTACAACTTGTATATATTCAGCACTAAGTCTCGCTTAGGTTTAGTGGCATACAAGTATAGTATTAAGGTAGAAATTTTTGAGAGGGTATAATGCCAAAATTGACAGAGAAGCAATTCTTAGAATTGAGTAAAGTTAAGTCTAAAAAAATATTTTCGTCTGGTATTGAGACATTAGTTATTAATATGGAATGTAGTTATATGGATGCTATTATCCATTATTGTGAGGAGAATGATGTAGATTTTGACATTGTTCCTAAATTAATTTCATCTAGTATTAAAGAAAAATTACAAGCCGAGGCAACAAATTTAAATTTCCTTCCTAGAGTGGGAACTTTGCCTATATGATTAAGATGGCAAGTTCCTTTGAAGTCTATCAAATTTACATGGGTCTTAAGTTACATTTTACTTCAGAGAATTACGATTACTTTAAGTATGGTGGTAAGACTAGAGTTAATATAGACAAATTTTATCAGAGAAGAAATATTGTACATTTCTTTGAGAAGTTAAAAACTAAATATAAACCACAACAATTGATCGAGTATTTCGCGTCTAATTTTATCTTGGGAAAAACTGATATTTTTCTTATAGGTGAAGATGGCGATGATGTTTATACTGAATGGAAACGCAGAATACAATCAATGGCTTATATTTTCCAACAGGATATTAATATACTGTTATCTAAGGTAGATCATTTTGATGATCTCTTTAAAATTGATGATGGTAGAAATCCTGTTATATTAAAATCCTATTATCATGATGATATAACAATAGAAACGTTTGTTATCTTACAGAACATATTAGGATTTTTTCACCAATTTGATTCTGAGTTGAATGATGATATTGTTTGGCCAGATAAGAAATTGTTATGTAGTAAATATAGTATATTTTTAAATATGGATACAAAAAAATATTTAAAAATTTTAAAAGAAAACCTAAACCTTTAGCCGTTCTCATACGTCTAATATAGTGTATGTGTTAGTGGACAAGTATAATATAAAACAATACGGAGAATACAACGAATATGAATTTTCAACAGCTTAAACAGAACTCTCAATCTCAGATTGATGCAATTTCCCAAGCCCTTTCTCAAACTCAAACTAAAAAAGAATCTTATGGTGATGACCGTATATGGAAGTGTGAACGTGATAAATCAGGTAATGGTTATGCAGTAATTCGTTTCCTTCCACCAAGTGAAGGTGAAGATTTGCCATGGGTTCGTATTTTTTCACATGGTTTTCAAGGTAAAGGTGGATGGTATATTGAAAACTCTTTAACGACTTTAAATCAAGATGATCCAGTATCAGAATATAATCGTGAACTTTGGAATAATGGTACGGAGGCAGGTAAGAATCAGGCTCGGGATCAGAAACGTAGATTGAATTACTATAGTAATATTCTAGTGGTTCAAGATCCTGCTAATCCTCAGAATGAGGGTCGAGTTCATTTGTTTAAGTATGGTAAAAAGATCTTTGATAAGATTAATGATGTAATGAATCCAGAATATCCAGATGAAAAACCAGTTAATCCTTTTGATTTGTGGACAGGTGCAGACTTTAAACTTAAGGTTCGCATGCTGGATGGTTATGTTAATTATGATAAATCAGAATTTTCACCAATCAGCCCAATATATAATGACGATACAGAATTAGAAAAACTTTGGAAGTCTCAGTATAAGTTAAATGAACTAGTTGATCCTAGTAACTTTAAATCATATGATGAATTAAAAACTAAATTGGATCGTGTATTAGGATTGGCATCATTTACACCAGAACCAGTTCAAAGTGAACCAACAATTAGTACAATGGAAGCACCATCATTTAGTACTGCTGAAGAAGTTAGTTTACCTTCAAGTGGTGGGGATGATGAAGATGATACATTGTCTTATTTTAAGAAGTTGGCTGAAAACGGTTAATTAAGAATTTCATTTTTATTCCTTATAAGGGAGTCAGAAATGACTCCCTTTTTTTATGTCTAGTCCTTTTTTGACGCTGATAGATTTGAATCTTGAATTGAAGGTGCACCTTGATTTATAGTTTGATTGGAGTTTACACTCGTCCTATTATCTACAGTTGTGAAATTATTCATTCGACTTGCTTCACCACCAGCTTCTTTAGCTTCTCTCATTACTTGTCGTAATACTTGTAGTGCTTCTACATTCAATTGTCCACCCTGTATCAATGCATTTAGCATTCTAGGGTCTGAAGTTTCAAAAGCTTTCTTTACTTTAGCTAAATCATCAGCTTGATTTTCTCCTATACCAAGCACGCCTTTCTTATCCTTGGCCAATTCGTTAATTGCATCTGTTTGTTGTTTGATAAGTTTTTCTTCATCAGTCATTCCAAATTCAGATAGCATTGGTATTTTACGGATGAATAATGTCAGACTGTTTTTAACCATTTCTATTGCTTGTCCTAGTTTGTTAGTTGCACTTTCCCAGATTTCACTAAATTTGGTAGAAATGAATGAACCAAAGTCTTTGACACTTTGTATTATATTTTCCCATGTTAGGTTGGTTTTCATCCAATCAGTTACATTGTCAATAAACCCAAATATTGTATCAAAAACTAATTGTATACCATTTGCAAATTTATTTCCTAAATCTGCTGGGCCACTACCACCTTCAGGAAAGAATTTAGCAATAAAATCAACTATTGGATTGATTACCATCATTAAACCTTGTCCAACAAAACCTAATACATCCATTACTAACCCGAAAGCTTTAGTGATTGCAGGGAATAATACACCAGTTGTTATTGTTTTTACTATTGGCATTAGGAATTCTACTATACCAGTTAGTATTTGGACTACCTTATCAATTGCTGGTTTAGCTGCAACGAATGCTTCATTTAGTTTATCTAATACCATCCCTATTCTGTCAACGAATGTATTATAGAAGCCAACAAATACTTCTTCAAAGAATGTTTTTAGTTTGGGTAGTATTCCAGAATCTATAACAGATTTAAAAACACTACCTACAACATCACTAATAGTTAAGACTAGAGTTTCAATTTTTTGGAATATTCCAACTTCTCTTATTCTTTTAAATACTCCACCAACTATTTTGGTGAAGAAATCTTCTATTCCTTTTAATGCTTCCATGACATGTGGAGCTATTTTATTTTGTACAAAGTTTCCTAGTTTTTCAAAGATAGGGCCTAGTGGTTCAAAAAATTTTGTTATTTTTGCAATTGTTGGTTCTATAAAAAGTGCGATTCTTTCAGTTATATCAAATTGGTCAATAAATGTTCTCCATTTTTCTGCTAGTTTACCCATACCTATCATTTCGAGTAAGGTTGCTGGTGCGTTAGCAATACCTTCAACAAATCCACCAATTCCTGCAGAGATTTTCTGAGATGCAGTGGCCTGATCCTGTTCTACTCCGAATATTTCTCCTGCTCTTTTTACACCTTCAAACGCACCTTTAATACCTTCTACAGCTGCAAATACTCCAGCTGCAACCAATCCAAATTTACCTGCCTTTTTTACTAGGGGAGCAGCTATTTCTGCAGTCTTACCAAGAACTGCTTTAACAGGGGCTAGAAATTTGTCCGCGATGCCTAGTCCAGTTTGAACTAGTTCATTACTCAATATTCCAGCTAATATTCCTTCACCTTTGGTTTCTTTGACTATTTGATTTGGTATGGCAAGTATTCCTGCAGCAATTGTACCTAATACACCTAGTTGCCTTTTCTGTGAAATTTTGGCCTCATTTTTATCTTCTTCTGATTCTTGGCTATTTTCAACAGCTTCCTGTAGATCTCTCATATCTGATGATATGGTATCTTGTAAATCTCGAATACCTTGATCTAGGTTTAGTCCTATATCGTTTGAAAGTGCACCGAGCCCATTTTGAAGATTATGGGTTTGATCTTGTAGTGCTTCTACAACTGCGTCTATTCCATTAGCCATTTTTTTATCCTTGTTGTTTTTTCATCCTTTCGTTTTCTTCTCTAACATGTTCGATTAACATTGCAAGATATATTGCCCTTTCATACGGAATCATATTTTCCAATTCAGTTAAACTATATTTGTGGTGTTGTACCATTGAAAAGTTTGTCTGGTAATGATTAGCTAGAGAATCATGTGAAAGGGCTATCCGAAAAAACTTTGCAATCCTGATAGTGTGATTGATTTCAATTCATCACATTTTTTACATTCATACTCTATGTCTTTTGTTAAAGTTGGCATCGTGTTAAAGAAGTTGGCAATATTTAAAAATTGTTCTTGAGTTAAACTATTAATAAAGTTTTCTCTTTCTGTTTTAGGAAAATCCTCCATATAGTATACATTTTCTGAATCATAGATAGCAAATATAGATTCTTCAATCATTTTAAATGTTTGTTCTGTAGATGATCCCTGACTAAATGTTGTTATGTTTTCCATTGTAGGATATTTCATTTCAATTGTTAAATCATCGTTTAAGGTTATTCTTGGAGTATGAGATTCATCCATTGTTGGTTGGATGTCATCCAATTCTATTGTTAATGGGATACTTTCTTCACAAACTTCGCAATTTATAATTATATCTGAAGTTTCTCCTATAGATTTTGATCTTATGTTTAGAAATAAGTACTCCATATCAAATGTTGGTAGATTTTCTACATCAACTTCTGTTATGGTACAATTTATTAATATTTGCTTCACAGCTCTTATGATTTCATTTGGATCATTATCTTCCATTGCAGTTAATAAGATTTTTTCCTCTTTAACTAAGAATGGTCGATATTCTACTGGTTCTTCAATTGAAATCAATTTCAATTCATAAGTCGGTGTTTGTATAATCGGTAAATTCATATTATAAAAAATCCTTTATTTTACTTTATTAACTAATCTTTTAATAGTTGATGTGGTCGTGTCTTTTATGTTTTCTGGAATATTTTTACTTGCCTCTATGGCTGTTTTTTCTATTTCACTGTATATATCACTTATATAATCTTTTCGGCTTCCTGCATGGTTTTGTTGTTCTTGGTGTTTTAGTGGCTGAGGTGCGTCAAAGGTTTTTAATTTTCCTTCGTCTACTCCATAGTAACTCCATTTTTCAAAGTGTATTGAGACATTTATTTTTATTAAATCATTATTATCATGAGATAATTCTACAGCGTCCATACTGATTGGGTAACAATTTTCTAAAAATACTGTCATTATTGGAACTTTTAAATCATGTGGCCCAAATACTTGAATTATCATTTTTGGTAGGACATATTGATTTCTATATCCAATTTCCATACTAAATGGGTCTATTATATTTGACATCCAAGCATCAAAAAATCTTTTTTCTGGTAGACCTGTAAAATCTTCTTCAACATCCCCTACAGTACATATCATTTCTAATGATATGTCATCATATGATACTTCATATGGCATTAATACTTCTGGGCCGGGGGAATCTATGGGATTGGTTGATATACTTGTGTTTGGGAGTGATGTTGATTGTACGACAAACTTAAAATGTTGCCATGGGTCAACTTTATTTGCAGAATATTGAACAAACCAATTCTCAGAAGCATTTTTAGGGGGTGGGGGTATTATTACTACAAATTTATTTCCTTGCAATGGCCCATTAAATGTTCCTAGTTTAGTGAGTATTTCTGGTGGATCATATCTCCTGTGTGGAATTCTAGTTCCTAAAAATTCTTCAGATTTTCTTATTATATCATCGAGATCTTCTACTAGTCTTGGCGAAAATCTACCAGCAACCTTTTTTAATTGTTGGGCTTTGAACATTGCACGAATTGCATTAGAGTTGGGAGCTATTCTAACACCTTTTATCTTGTCTAGGGCTGCAGATCCTATTTCTTGTGGGTTTGGTTTTAATCTGTCTATCCAATTACCTATTTTTGCCATTTTATTTTACTCCTGCCATAGAATCTTTCCATACTGCTTGTTTACCCTTTTTCTGGAATCTTTCAACTGGTAGATATATAGCTGTTTGCCAATCTTCTGGTCTTACTCTTATCATTTTTCCCATGTTACTGGTTAAATATCTTTTAACACATGGTTTAAAAAGTTTATATTTTGTGGCACCTTTTAGTAACCTATATGTTGCTCTCATCATACGAGTAGTATTATTTAGTTTAGTATTATTGGTTAAATCCATAAGTCTTTTTAACAATAATGCTCTTTGCTTTGGTGGTAAATAGTGTAAATTTAAACCTAAGTATCCATCTGGATATTTATCTATTAATATGACAAGTGGAAATCTATCCCAATATGGTAGTTTATCTTTTGTTTTAGCCTGATATAAAAACATTATCATATCACCCAATCGAGGTCTTTTAACAATTTCACTATCTTTATCTCTAATAATATCTAATGGTTTTATCCTTCTCAGTTTATTAGCTAATCTTGTAAACCACTTGCTAGCTTCATTGATTGTGGTGAAGTTGGGTTTTTCATAAGTTATGGATTTTAAAATTTCTTGTCTCATAGTTTCATTTCTTTTTCGGTAATAATTCTAAATTTCCAGTTACGTCTATTACAAAATCTAGTTGCTGCTTCCCATTTGGCTTGATTTTTAGTCCATGTATACATTTCTTTTAGGAATCTTTTTCCGTTTTTAGGTTTAATTAATTGCTTAAATGGTTTGATTTCTATTAGATGCATTTCAATCTCTTGTTTTTTGTTTTTTACTTTAATTAAAAAGTCTGGAAAATATCTATGCTTCCTTCCATCAGTTGGACATCTATAGGGTATGGTTACTTCTTCACTAGACCACTCTAATATATTTACGGTTCTATCACAATATTTCATAAATGATCTTTCCCAAGAAGAACGATAAATAATATTATTTGGGTTCCCATTATATTTATGAGGGTTTTTGGGTTTATAATATCCCTTATAGGTTTTGTACATATCCATATTTATAAATATAAATAACTACAATAGTCATCGAGGTTAATATGCTAAAAACTAGAGGATTTGATAATCAACGTAAAAGGTATATTAGGGAAGTAACGACACCAGATGACCAAGTATTAGAATTTCCAGCTGGTGTTACAAATGGATATTATATGATGTATTCTATCTATCCTCATGCAGGAGGTATAGATTTAGTGAACGAAGAAGGTAAAAAACCTAAATTAGTTGCACAATCTACAGAGACGGAGCCTGTTGCAGATATAGCATTATATATGCCTGGTGAATTATCTAGTGAATCAGAAATTGAATGGGAGTCTGGTAAGAGTTTTGTAAAGCAAATGGGTGGAACTAGAAATATTATTGACACGTTAAATCAAACTGTGGGTGGTAGTGGGTCAGAAAGAAAAAAAGCTTTTTCTAGTATGGGGAATATGGCCTTGAAGGGAGTTGCATCACATGTTGGTCAAAAGATTAGAGAGGCCGATTGGGCTAATGATCTTGAGAGATTGACGGGTCAGATTGCAAATAGCCACTCGGAACAATTTTTTAATGGTATTGGGTATAGGTCTTTTTCTTTCACGTACAAATTTCAACCATCTTCCCATGAAGAAACAAATGTTGTTAAAGATATAATTAGAGTCTTTAGGAGGAATGCATTACCTGAATTGGGTTCTTCAAAGGTTACGAGTTTCTATCCATCTACATTTGAAATAGAATTTATAACTCCTCATATAAGTCAACAAACAATAGGGGAATCATTAAGTTATAGAAACCCATATATGCCAAGATTAAAACAGCTTGTTTGTACTGGGTGTAATGTAACTTATGGTTCTGGTGGTGGTTCCTTTTCATCTTTTAAGGATGGTGCACCAGTTGAAGTAGATTTGGAGTTGAATTTCACTGAAACATCAAAAGTTTATATGGGTGATGTGGACGAGGGTTATTAAATGAAATATTTTAAACAATTTCCCAGAATTGAGTATGATTTGGGAAAGGATAATAATAAGGAAAATATAACTGATGTATTTCGTAGAGTTGTTGTGAGAGGAGATTTAGATAAGTATGTGAATAGTTTTTCAAAGATTAATTTGAATGCAGAAGAAAGACCAGAAATGGCTGCTCATGGTTTATATGGTAATGTCGATTTACATTGGGTTTTAATGTTTATGAATAGTACTATAGATCCGTATCATGATTGGGTAATGGGTCAACTTACATTTGAAAACTATGTCAATAAGAAGTACCCAAACAAACATATCTTATTAGATGTAAATCATTATACTGTTGGTGATTATGGTAATGCAACAGGTGATACTGGTGAGAGAACATTTATAGAAGGTGAAACTATTATAGAGTACAACAGTGATGGCAGTGGTGTTACAGGTGATTCTGGTAAAGTTGTAAAGTTTGATAGTACTATCAGGCAGATAATATACTCTACAGTTTCTGGCACTCTTGGTGGTGTTCATTATATTAAAGGTCAGGATTCTGGTGCTGTAGGTAAAAGTGTTTCGAGTGGAGATGAGAAGGATGCAGTTCATCATTATGAGAGTAGTGCACCTTTAGAAAAAACTAAAGATAGTGGTAAAGTTGATTCTGAACAGAAAGCGTTTTGGGTTAATAGAGGATATAGTGTAGTTTATAGTGGAACTACCTATGATGCAACTACCATTAGTAATATTGCCCATGAAGAATCTTTGAATGAGGATAGAAGAACTATTAAAATGTTAAGTTCTAATTTTCTATCACAGTTTACATCAGAGTTTCAAGAAAAAATAAATAAATGAATTATACTAGACCTGGCGAATATCTTATAAAAAGTATCAGATTAATTTCTGATGATGATATAAATCATAACATAGAAATTTCTTCTTTAGTTGTTGAGTTGAATATTTACGAGAATATGTTTATGGATGCAATTAGTGGAAAGTTAGCTATAAATGATACTAATAATTTATTATCTAATTTTCCTATTATCGGTCAGGAAAGAGTTAATTTACTCATATCTTCGTTTAGGAATGATGGCAGAGAAGTGTTTTTCCAGCACGATTTTAAGGTTTATAATTATACTTCGAGAACTTCTAATGGTAGGGGTAGTATGTCTTATGTCTTGGAGTTGGTTTCTCCAGAACTATTAATAAATGAACAGAAGAAAGTATGTGCATCATTTAAGGGTATGACTGCAACTGATGTTGCTAAACGTATACTAACAAATTCATCTTATGGTCTAAATGTAGATTCTACTAAGAGAGTTAAGTTTTCAAGAACAGTGGGTACATCTGATTTTATTATTCCAAATTGGCGACCATATACTACACTTAATTGGTTGGCTACAAAGGGGATGTCTCCATCGAATGGTGGTTATGATTTTGCTATGTTTTTCTATGAAGCTTTTTCACCTGAACCGAATGAAACTCAGGTACTTTCTAGTTTTAATTTTAAATCATTTGGTGAAATGTTCAGGGATAAATCAGAGGAGGTTTATACATATTATCCCGCAAGTGATAGTAGTGATAGAAGAACTTTATCAGAAGAAGAATTTTCTAAAATTGATGGTGGAGAATCTTCTCATAATAGGATTATTTCATATAGTGTTGTCGAATCTTATAATATTATTCAGAATATAAATATGGGTATGTATAGTTCTACTGTAAGAACTCATGATATAATAGAACGTAAAGTTACTGATTTGAAATTTAAATATTCTTCTAAGGAAGATTTGTTAGCTAGAATGAGGGGTACGATCAATTCTCGTTCTAAAGAATATGATCTAGTTGGTATGGGTGATGATGCTAGAGGTTCTAGTTATTCAGAATCATATGATAGTCGAATTATATATCGTACAACTAGTTACGATTGGCAAAGAAAACAAGGTGATATTCATCCTATGACAAGTTTAAGGAATTCTCAATTAAAGAGATTTGATAATATTAGGTTAAATATTGATATTTCTGGTAATTTGGAAAGATCAATTGGGGATGTAATAACTTTAAAAATTCCTTCAGAAGATGCATCTCAGGGTGGTCATGAAGATAGACTTTTTAGTGGAGATTATGTTATAACTGCAATTAGACATAAGTTTACTCCTGAGACTTATCAGATGCACCTTAATGTTACTAAGGATAATTATTTCAAAACTTTATCTTCTATTAGAGAGGGAGAGTAATGTACAACGATTATATATTAGATTATGTTACTAAATTGATGTCATCTGAGAAAGCCCAGCTTCTCGATGAAAAACTTATAATGTTTAATCAGGGTAAAAATTACGGTCAAGTAGTTTTTATGGCTGGTGGTGCAGGTTCTGGTAAAGGATTTGCTCAAAGTAAATTCATGGAAAAGAATAAATTCAAGGTTAGAGATGTTGATGAATGGAAAAAAGCATTCATGAAGTTATCAAAAGACCCAAGATTTTCTAATTATCACGCAGTGGTTAAAAGAAATGCAAAAGGCAGAGTCTTGGGTGTTGATGTTCTAAAAGATAAACCCAAGTTAGATTATTCTGATACAAAGGATGTAGATGTTATTCTACTTGGAGATTTGGATTTGAAAAATCCAGACCATGTTTTCATATTACATTTAGCAGTTAAAAAATTGGGTATTAAGAATAAGACTTTAGATTTAATTTTATCTGATCTGAAAAAAGGAACTTTACCTAATATCTTATTTGATGTAACATTGAAGGATATGGATGATATTACAGATGTTTTACCTACACTTAAAGAAGTAGGGTATGATGCCAAGGGTATTCATATTGTTTGGGTCTTGACTAATTATCATGTAGCTGTTAAAGCTAATAAAGATCGAGAAAGAGTTGTTCCAGATGATGTTCTCTTGAAAACTCATGAAGGTGCAGCTAATACTATGTATAATATTATCAAATCTAAAGGAGTTAAAGGTATAGATGGAGCAGTTCATGTTATTTTAAATAACAGAGATCAAACTATTTTCTATAAGCGTCCAGATGGCACTAAAACTAATGTAGTTAAAGGGTTTACTTATCTTACCTTGAAAAAAGAAGGTAAAAAATTCTTTGGTGAGAAAGAAGTTAATTCTCAGTTGTTAGATTGGATTAAGAATAATATACCTAAGACCAAAGAAACTGCACCTATATGGAGTGGTAGATAAATGATTGAACACTTGAATAAAGATGGGTTTGTCTGGTGGCAAGGAGTTGTCGTAGATAGAAATGACCCATTTAAGATAGGTAGATGTCGAGTCAGGATACTTGGTTATCATGATGATGAAAATAATATTCCTGACGACCATTTGCCGTGGGCATACCCTGCAATGCCCATTAATGTAAGACCAAACTCGGTAGCTACGGGTTTGGTTGAGGGTGTGTGGGTTCTTGGGTTTTTCCGAGATGGAAATGATGCTCAAGAGCCTGTGATTACCCATTTGATTAATTATGGTAAGCAAAAAGATGGGGATTTTCAAGTTAGGTCTGAAAATACTGGAGCTCACCCAACAGGGGGAATGAACACCAATAGATTAGCTCAAGGAGATTCTAAGGATACTGTGATTGATAATATACATAATAAAGACTTACCAGATAACTATCCAGAGTCAAAATATGATGCAAAATTTCCTTATAATTATGTAGAGGAAAGTGAAAGTGGTCATGTTATTCAGATTGATGATACTGAAGGTGCTGAAAGGTTATCTGTTACACATAGATCAGGAACTTTTATTGAAATTCATCCTGATGGAACTACTGTTTCTAAGGTTGTTGGTAAGAGGTATACTGTTATTATGTCTGATGAGATTATGACAGTTAGAGGTGATGTTTCTATAGATGTTGATGGAACTAGAAAAATAACTGTTGTTGGTGATTCCACATCCAATATTGGTGGGGATTATTTGGAGGATGTAGAGGGTACATCCACAGAAGATATAGAAGGTTTGAAAACTATTGAATCTAAAGGGTATGAAGTAAAAAGTGGAAGTGAGGGTATTATTTTGGATAGTGAGGGTGGATCTGTGAGTATTGATGCCGGAGGTAATAGGGTAGATGTTAAAGGTAGAATATTTTTAAATTAAGGTATAATATGAGAAAAGAAAAACAACTTACGAGAAAGCCTACTATTGATTATGATGTTTTTAAAGCAGTCAATACTCTTATTGAAAAAAACGTTATTTCTTATGATGAAGAAACTAATACTATTACAGTTAATGCTGATATAATGTTAAAATTTAAGGGTAATTTAAAAATAGATTGTGAAAAACATATCATGATGACAAGTGGACATCAGAAAAGGGATGCATCTATTGATCCAAGAACACCATATTCTATTTGGTTAAATCCAGAATTTGATGAAGAAGGAAATCCAGTTCCCGAATATGATATAGAACTAGAAAAGGTTGAACATTTATGCCAAGAGTAAGGGTTCAATTAGCCGATGGAAGTTTTAAGCATGTTAATATGACCAGAGAAGAACTGGTTAGATATAATACTACAGGCGAACTTTCCGGCGATGTTGTAAATCAAGATAATTTATTATTGAAAGTTTTAAATAAAAATGGGGTTTTTAATGATGCAAAGGTTTCTACGATTGAGGATGTAGATGGTGATTTAAAAGATTTTGTTGCAAACCAAGATAATATTGTTTCTTTTCTGTCTAGTTATAAGACAGTTCAGGAAGAAACTAATGGTATTAGAATGGGTGCAGATCAAGTTTTGATGGAAGAAGCTGAGCATGCTCCAAGTGAGATTAGAAGTAAATTCTACTGGAGTACAACAATAAATTTTGAAAATAAAGTTAGTGGTTCAACAACTGTGGATTTGTTGGCTGGTGAGTTACCGCCGGGATTTAATATTCGTGATACGAGTAGTAATGTAATGTCGGATAATACATTATCAACTAATTCTAAAAGTGTTCAGATATATGGAACTGCTGACATGACTGCAGTTAGTGATTATATTGATTCTGGTTCTGTGTATGAGAATTTTGGTTTTATTCCAACTCATTCTAGTGAAATGGATACAAGCAAGGAACAGAGATATGTTGAGATATTAGATATTGAATACACAGATAGTTTAGGAAATTTAATTGAAAATCCAACCAATACTTTTAGTGTTGGAGATGTTATTTATAGTGCCAACCGTCAAGATAATCATGGTAGACTTGATGGCTTACCTCAAAAAAGTAGGCCAATCCTTCAAATTATTGACTATGAAGATAGAAATAAGACTAAAACTAAATTAGTAGTTGCAGAAAAGGATGAAATTCCCTTAAAGGATCATGAAGGTAATCAACTAATTGATGAAAATGGGGTTTATATTACCTATACAGATGTTATGACTTTTGTGAATAGAGCTCTGGAATTTTCTTATAGTAGGGATTCTGCAACTAGACAAAGAATTTCTCCTACACATAGATTTCTTATAAGGGGTGAGAGTGGTGTTTATGCTAGGTATTATGATACAAGATTTCAAGGAACAACTAGGCCATTAGCTAAAAATTTCTATTTTCAGTTAGGGATAAAATATTCTGGTCAGTCAGATTATTCTGATAAAAAATGGTTTGCAATAGTTTGTGTCAATAACTATGATGGAACTAGGGATTTTATTTTAAAGGCTATGAATAGAAGTTTGTTGTCTGATGCAATGTGGGAAGAATTATTGCCCAGAGATACTAATGATCCAAATCAAGAATTTGATTTGAAATTGTATTTTGATGGGAATGCCCCAAGTCGTGATTATTATTGGGAAGGAAACATAAAGGATATAATTGGCGATTATGTTTTACCCTTTATAGATTTTAGTGGAAATTCTCATCAAATTTCAGTAACAAATGAGATATTACCTTTTCAGTTTTACTCAACTACAAAATATCTTAAAGATTCTGATATGCCGCCTACCCTATCTTTTATAATTCCAAAAGGTGAATTGGATTGGGAGATAAATTTAAGTGGAACCAAATTTTATAAAACTCAACAACTAGGAAGTGTTTGATGCCGTCAATAACAAGATTAGGTGATATGGACAGTGGCCACGGCCCATTTGCACCAGTTCCTGCAGTTGGTGGTATTTCTTCTTCAGGAAACCTACCATCAGGAAATACTTACATTGGTGGAATTGCAGGAAGTTCTAACGTATTTGCAGGAAAACGACCAGTTCATAGGAAGGGGGATGTGAGAATGATGCATATAAGTGTTAATCCACCATTTTTACCAGAAATTGCAATTAATCCATCTGCATTTAATCCACCCGGCATACTTCCTTGGCTGAAGGATGGGTCGGAAAGTGTTTTGGTTAATAGTGTTCCTTGTGGGAGAGTGGGAGATGCGGTAATATGTGGTTCAATTGTAGTAACAGGATTAGTTACCGTACAGGTAGGAGATTAAGATGAATTCTTATACAGAAAGAGATAATACTTTACTGGGTATGGATAAGAGGTTCAAGGATATTGATTTGAATTTTAGACGCCATCCAGTAACAAAAGACTTAGTTAAACGTCAAGGTGAATTATCCATTAAACAGAGTGTGATGAGTTTATTGATGACATCACCAGGCGAAAGGTTATTCCAGCCAGGTTTGGGTTCTGGGATATATGGTATGTTATTTGAACCAATGACTTCAATGACTTCTGTGAGGTTAGAGAGGTCAATTTCATCAATTATAAATAGACATGAGCCAAGATTTCAGATCACTAGCGTCGGGGTAGTACCTGCATTTCACGAAAATGGTTACAATATCACTATTTCAGGTACAGTAAAAAATACAACTCAAGAAGTAAATATAAACTTCTTTTTGGAACGGTTAAGATAAAATGGCTATAACAAATACTAAATTACAAATAACTGATTTAGATTTTGATACTATTAAATCTAATCTGAAAACTTTCCTACAGGGGCAATCTGAATTAACAGATTATGATTTTAGTGGTTCGGCTTTGTCTGTTTTGTTGGATGTTCTTTCTTATACTACACATTACAATTCTTATTATTTAAATATGGTTGCGAATGAAATGTTCTTAGATAGTGCAGGACATCGTGATTCTGTTGTATCTATTGCGAAAAACTTGGGCTATGTTCCAAGTTCTATATTAGCTGCTACTGCTACGGTTAATTTAACTATAACCAGTTCAGTTAATACAGGGGTTATATTACCACAATACACAAAATTTACTGCATCTGATATAGAAACAGATCAATCTTATATTTTTGTTACTGATGTTGCACATTCTACAACCACATATACCACTAATGGTAGTAATTATGATTATACAATCAATAATGTTAAACTCAAAGAAGGTTTTCATAATAGTTTTTCATGGATTGTAAACCAAGAAGGAATAGATCAAAGATATGTTTTACCTCAGGCCGGTATTGACACTTCAACTTTAACAGTTGAAATTAAGTCTAATTCTAGTTCTACAACTAAAGATAAATGGGAACTTTATGATAATGTTTCTTCTTTGGGTTCTGATAAACAGATATATTTTATACAAGAAGCCGAAGATGAAAAGTTTGAAGTATATTTTGGGGATGGAACTTTTGGGAAAAAATTATCTAATGGTAATGTAATTGAATCTAACTACATTGTTACTAATGGAATTGATGCTAATGGTTTAGGTAATTTTGATACTTCTTCTAATAGAGTATTTACTATTTCTGATAGTATAGCTAATGTTTCTTCTGTTGTTGTATCAGTGGTTACTCCTGCAACTGGTGGTACTTCCTCTGCAGAAAGTATTGAATCTATTAAATATTTGGCACCTAAAACTTTTCAGGATCAAAATAGAGCTGTAACTCTTAGGGATTATCAGTCAATAATACTTAGAGATTATCCAAATGCTCAAGCGGTTTCTGTTACTGGTGGCGAAGATATGAATCCACCAGAGTATGGATCAGTTGTAATTACGGTAAAACCTGTTACTGGTTATACTCTGACAAATAATGCGAAACAGGATATAATTGACAATATTTTAGATAAACATCGTATTTTGGCAGTAAAACCTAGAATTATTGATCCAGATTATATATTTGTTACAGTTAATTCTAAAGTAAAATATAATCCATCAACTGCAGTTAATACAGAAGATTCTATTAAAGATTTAGTTGTTTCTACTATTAAAACTTATAATAGTAATGAAGTAGAAAAATTTGATGGTATTTTAAGACATTCTAAATTGGTTGCTGAGATTGATAATACTGATAATGCAATTCGTAGTAATGTAACTGATATTTCATTGAAAAAAAGAATAAAACCTACTCTTAATTTAAATGAAGCATTTACTTTAGATTATAATCAAAAATTTGATGAAGGTAAATTGGAATCTAGTTATTTTTCTACAGATAATATTTTTACAGAGACTACTAATCAATCTGGGGAAAAAATAGTAGAGTATACTCCTGTTAAATTTAGTATTGGAACTTCTGGAACTTCTGGAACTTCTGGAACTTCTGGAACTTCTGGTTCAAATGGTATATCTGGAACTTCTGCTACAGTTGTTCGTAATTTGAATTTGGTTGATGGTTTAGATAATATAAAACAATATAACGTTGGAACAGTTAATCATGAAACAGGAATTATAACGTTATCTGGATTAAATTATAGGGGTATTTTGGATGGAACTAAATTTATAAATTTAGTGGTGAAGTACTTAGATCAAGATGTAGTTCCCAACAAAACTCAAATTGTTAGTATATATCCTTCAGATATTACAGTTACAATGATTAAGGATACAACGGACTGATATGCCAAATTATAGAGAAGAATCAAAGAAAAAAATATCACCTTTTATTGAGGGTTTGCTACCCGATTACCTTAAATATGAATATGATATGTTTAGTAGTACATCTACTATGTCTAAATTTGGTAGATTTATTGAACTATTTGCTGAATTTTTAGAAAAAGATAATGGTTCTCGTTTAACAGATTTTAAAAACTATTCTTTGGAGTATTTTAAGGAAAGGAAATTCTTTTCTATAGAAGCACAGACAGGAAATCCATTTTTCTCGTTGGTTAATCTAAGAAGTTCTCATGATATTGACCATGCAGCCGAGATATTTTTACCCTATTTGTTCAGTGAATATATGAGTGATTTCCCTTTAGGGTCTATGGTTTCAAGTCGTAGAGATGTGGTAAAAAGAATAAAGGAATTCTATACAGTAAAAGGTACTCCCAAGGCATATACCTTTTTTACTTTAGCTCTTTTTGGTAAAGAATCTTTTTTGAGTTATCCGAAGGATGAAATGTTAATTCCATCTTCATCTAGTTGGAAGTCAGGTGATGGTATTCGTACAATTCTGGTATCTGGTGATACCACAACAGCTACAGATTTACAAAAATTTGATGGTTATTATGTTGTAGGTGAAGATTCTGGTGCGAAAGCAATAGTGGATAAGGTGGTTGAGTATGATGTTGGTACTACTAGAGTTTATGAACTATTATTGGAAGATAAGACAATAGAAGGAACTTTTAAGGCAAATGAAATAGTTCAAGCTCAGGATGGTGAGGGGTTTGAGGTATTGAATAGTTCTTCTACTGTAGTTCGTTCACAAACTCATGCCGGGGTTGGTGTATCTTTTACGAATAGGGGTGAAGGTTACTATTTAGATGATACTGTTACCTTTTCTCGATCCCCCGCGAAAGGTAAAATTAAGAGATTGGGTAAGGGGTCGATTGATGATTATGGTATAACTACTGCTGGTTCAGGATATGCAGTTGGTGATAGATTTGTTTTTGTTAATGATTATTTTGAAACTTATGGTGTTACAGGAACAATTAATGTAGGGGATCAGGTACAAGGATCTAAATCTGGTGCAACTGCATATGTTAGGGTAATTGAGGGGAATAAATACTGGGTAGATATGATTTATGATGGTGTTGAAACTAAAAACTCTGCAGGAGAAATAACCCTAACTGGTGGTAAGTTTAAAACTGATGAATTAGAACAAGTGGGTTATGGTTCTGAGGAATTTCAAAAGGTTGGAGCAACTAGTAATTATTTTTCAGCTAGAAAATTAGTAACAATATGTACATGTCCAGCGGAAGCAAAGATAATATCGGCAGGGGCATTGGGAACTAGTTCGATACAGATAATAGACGGGGGTGTTGATTATACTAGTCCACCAAAGACATATATTAGTACGAGTACAGGTTCTAATGGTGTTGTTGCCTTCACAGGAAGTGGTGTAGGTAGCATTGAAGAATTGGAAATTACCAATTATGGAATTTCTAATATTTCTTCAGATACAGTTACATTCTCATCAAAATCTTCTCCTTATACTACTGCAATTGGTACGATTAATCTTACCACAGTAGTTTCTCATAATGATTATAATGTTGGTACTGTTGGTCTATTAAATCAAACAATTATTCATGATGGTGATGAATTTCAAGAATGGTCATATAGGGTAGGGGTTAATGAAACTCCAAATAAGTGGGTGGATTTATTTAAGAAGAATGTACATCCAGCTGGACTTCAAATGTTACCATCTTATTTGTCAATTGACACAGAATCTTATGATCCTATTTCAAAAAACAATCGACAATATCAGACCCAAACAACAGGAAAATTAATTGCAGGAGCAAATTATACTATTACGACTTACGTGAGTGGGGATCATTTCGAGAATCTTGGTGGAACTGATAATAGTGGATCGACATTTACTGCATCAGGAACTGCGGGTTCATTGGTTACACCTTCTGCCTGGACAAATGGTTCATTAGTTACAAGGAATTATTAATATGCCAAGTTTATTTAATAGAAATTTTAGCTTTGCAAATGTAGAAGCTTTTAAAAAGTTATTTTCAAATAGTGGACAATATTTTTATATTGGTTTGGGGTATCAGGATGGTGATATAAGCTCTACTACTCCAACGGATTCTTTTGATGATGAATTTACCGTATGGGAGAATTTGTTATCTTTATCTAGGGTTATTGATGGAAATGTAAGATATGTAACGAGAATGTATGAATGGACATCAGGAACTACCTATACTATATATGAACATGATGCAACTAATATTATGACAAGAGATGGAACTTCTGTTAATCCTTTTTATGTTGTTCATAACAGAAATGTATATAAATGTATTAGTAATAATTCTGGTTCTCAAAGTGTTACTGCACCAACTGGACAAACTACTTCTGGTATGATTAAAAATGATTCTGCATCTCAGGATGGTTATGTTTGGAAATATATGTATACTATTTCAACTACTGATAATAGTAATTTTGTAACTACTGATGGTGATGGAAATAAGTGGATGCCTATTAACATCTTGGAATTTGATGATGATACTGCAACTGCAGGTGGTCAGTGGGATGTACAAACAAATTCAATAGATGGCTCAGTTTATCATATAACTTCTACCAGTGGAACTCCTCACTCTGTTTTAACTGCAGGAGGATATTCTGATGGTGCTGCGGTAACTATAGTGGGTGATGGTAGTGGTTTTACTGGTGAAGTTGCAACTCATGTATCAAATTTAAGTCAGGGTGCATCTTATAAGTATATCAAAATTACTAATCCCGGCACTGGATATCGTAATGCTAGTGCTGTTAAGATTGCAGGTAATACTATTTCAAATTTAAAGGTAATACTAAGTCCTAAAGGCGGTCATGGATGGAATGCTAGTAGAGAGTTAGGTGGACATAATTTAGTTGTCAAGGCAACTTTTGCTGGTTTAGGTACGGGTAGTTCTACGAAAAGTTCAAGTGATACTTTATTTGTGGATAATGATTATAGACAGATTAGTTTAATTAGAAATCCAATACTTAAGACGAGTCAATATGATGCGATAGATACGGGTGATACCAGTATCACATATGGAACTCGTTCAACTTCAAGCTATTTAGATCAAAGAATAGGATTTACTGTTGCTTCTATTGTTTCAGGGGAAACTGATATTGCTCAATACGGCCCAGATGTAACTGTTACTCAATTACTATCTGGTGCAACAGGAAAAATTGTTAATTATTATACTTCTCCTAATATTTTGTGGGTTCGTCCAATATCAGGTACTTTCAATACTGGTAGCAATTTAGTAGGAACTATTAATTCAGTTCAAACTACCATTGGAGTTAGTTCTTTAGCGGATTATGATGGCTTAAGGTATTCTGGTGAAGTGATGTATACAGAAAATAGAGGATTAAGTAACAGGGAAGTAACAACCACAGATGACATAAGAATAATTATAAAGTTCTAAAGGGTAAAAAATGACAACTATAGATTTCAATACAAAACCATATTTTGATGATTTTGATGATTCAAAGAATTATCAAAAAATATTATTTAAACCGAGTTTTGCTGTACAAGCTCGGGAATTGACACAGCTTCAAACTATTTCACAAAATCAAATTAAGAAATTAGCTGATGTTTCTTTGTCAAATGGAGACAGGTTAAGTCCTGGCGAATTGATCTATAGTAATAAAATTTCTTATGTTAAGATGGCATTTAATAGTACAGTGAATATTACTAAAACTATATCCTCTTTGGTTAGTGGGGGAAATGGTGGGTATACAAGTCAAAATGGTGTTGCAACATCTGGTGGTAGTGGTAGTGGGTTGACAGTAGATATTACTGCTAATGGTACTTCAGTTACTGCAGTTACTCTTGCAACTGGTGGTTCTGATTATACTGTTGGTGATACTATTACGATTAGTGGTGGTGGAAATAATGCAACATTTACTATTACAGGTTTACATGCTGGAATTTCTGCTTCAGATCTAGTTGGAAGTTATATTGGTAATGCTAATGGTCTTAAGGCAAAAATAATACATTATGAAGGTAAGGTTTCTGGTGGAAGTGATCCCTTTACTTTATATTTATCTTATTTAAATTCTTTTTCTACACAAACTTCCGTTTCTGATTCTGATTTTAAGTTTGCAAATAATTTAGAACTGTTTAAACTTAATACGGATGGTACTGTAAGTACTAATTCTATTGGTAAAACTGCAAATGCTAGTGCAACAGGTTTGGGTTCTGGTATATTATTAAAGGGTGGTTCGTATTATGTTAATGGTTACATAACCACTGTTTCGAGTCAAACGATGATATTGGATAAGTTTGGAATTACTCCAAGCTATAGAGTTGGTTTTAATGTATCTCAATCTTTTGTAACTTCAGATGATGATTCTAGCTTATTGGATAATGCAACAGGTTCGACTAACAAGGGTGCTGGTGGTGCAGATCGTCATAAAATAAATTTAGTTTTAGCCAAGAAGTCTCTTACTCCTGATAGTACTGCTAATGAAGATTTTGTTGAAATTTTAAAAGTTTCTAGTGGAGAATTAATTGAAAAGGATAGTTCTTTAGATAAAAAACTTGAGGGTGAAAATAAAATACTTGAACCATATGATATAGAAATTAGAGAAAACTTATCTACTTTAAAAGATTCTTTGGGTCTTAGTGGAGTTAGTTCTGGTGGTTCTTCATCCAAGTTATCTATTGGTATATCTCCCGGCTCAATTCAATTTAATGGGAAAGAGGTAGTTACTTCAGCTAAACAATATTTAACTGTTGATAAGTCCAGAGAACAGAAAACTTATTCTAATTATGCCATAAGCTCTGAAGTTGGTGTTTATGTATTCACTAGAGGTGGTTTAAATCCTAAGAAATTGGCATTAGATTCAGCATTCCGAAGGTGGTTTAATCGAATATTTACTGCAGGGGTTAGTGAAGGCTCTGTTAAGGTAACTTTAACAGAACAATCTTCAGATGGAAACACAGAAACTCCTATTGGTTATGCAAGAATAAGAAATATTAAACAACACTCGCGATCCAACGATAGTGATGTTGGGGGTGAATGTAAAATTTTCTTAACAGATATTCAATTAAATAGTGGCAAGAAAATTTCTGATATTACTGGACTAATAACTGGAACTGGGTCAAATGATTTGCTTATCTGTTATTTAGAAACAGATAGAATATATGGAACTCAGGGTTCGGCAGGATTTAGTTATGTTCAGGCATATGGGAAAGATAATACTCCCACGATTTTACAATCTTCTGATACGGATAGGTCATTTTATCCTTTGGGAATAGAAAATGTAAAATCTATAGGTTCAGTTAAGCCCAATAGGGTAAGGTGGTCTGGGGATGTAACTATTGGTTCTGCAGGAGTAACAACTGCAACTTTTACTGCACCAGCTGGATATTATTTTGTAGATAATACAGAACATGAAGTTATTGTTTATGGTAAAGTTGAGAGGGATAATTCAGCAGAAAGTAATTCAAGAGTTCTTATAAATGGTACTGCATATGCAGATGGTGGTATTGAGGAATTAAAAAATAGTGCAACCCCAGCTCAGCCAATGGAGTATCTAGCAACTATTTCGGGATCTACTTCAACTACTCTAACAATTTCTCTACAGAAAAGTTCTGCAAATGCAACTCTTGATTTTGTAAATGGGGCCGTTGTTAGTGTAATTGCGACTGTCTTACCAACTGGTACTTGGACATCAGGAAATAGTTTAGCTTTAACTAAAGCTACTTTAAATAAGGCTGCAGGGGTTGAAAGTACTTCTAGGTTTATTAGTTTAGACCACCCTAGAGTTTTAGAGAAAAATTTTAAGGTTTATATGTCTAAGCACTTCGATAGTGCTGTTAGTTCTCCTGTTTCTGCAGACGATGTTGATATTACAGATTGGTATTATGTTGATAGTGGGATGAGGGATAATTTTGTAACTAATGGTTCTTTAATTCGCAAAAAAGGTTATCCTGAGCCTACTGGTCGTCTTGCTGTCATTTATTTCTATTTAAACGAGACTAGTAGTGCAAAACATATAGATGTTGGTTCATATCCAGTTGACGGAGGTACTGTTGCTGGTTGGGTTAGTGCTGATGATGGTGGAACTACTTTTAGATATGGAGATATTCCAGTTTATACTTCTGAATTGGGTAAAAAATATAGATTATCAGATGTTTTAGATTTCAGGCCTACAATTACAGGAGATCATGAGACAACATCAGTTTCCGATTCAAAGCCTATAATTGATGAGCAGAGTACAATAGAAATAACGGATCTGGTGGCATATCAATCAAGAATTGATAAAATTTATGTTAAGGATGATGGAACTGTCTCTGTAAAAACTGGTAGTAGTTTTATAGAAACTCCCAGTATTCCATCTGAACCAGAAGATGGTTTAAGTATATATAACGTAAAAGTGCTACCGTATACGTATACAACAAAGGATGTTGTGGTAAGTAAGATTGGGAGTTCCTCCAATACACATTTAGGGGAGTTGTCGAAATTTTCACTTGAAGGTATATTACAAAATAGTACAGAAAATAATATTCTATCATATACTTGTCAGACAAATGTTCTATCTGATGCATTTTATGGTAGTGATAGTGGAAATATTAATGATTTGGATCATTGTATTTCATATGATTTAGTAGATCATACTATTAGACCTAAATTCAGAACAAGTGAAATTGATTTTGAGAGATTTGATCCTAGTAACTGTTCTACCAATTTATCTGTTGGTGCGAATTTGGTTACTTTA